TTGATTATTTTGATTTTCTTTTTCAGTATCCATAAAACTCTCCTTCAAGAAGTATATAATAAAATTTGGGTAGCAACAAAACTCTCCTTCAAGATATACATATCTCCTACGTTGCTACCCTTCTAAAGTTAATGTTCTTACGTCTCACAATCCTTTCTGGTTTAGCTTCCACTAACTTTTCAGGTTGTGCCTTGTACCTAATGTTGCCCCATGAGATCTCGTACTCACCTGCAACAGCTTTCTCTGCATTACCCATCATATCCATGATCGTAGCCTGCAGAGCATCTCGTGCTTCCTGCGATGCTTTTATGTTCTCATCTAGTCTTTCTATCTGAGCCAATAAATTAATCGCTGTAGCAGGCAATTCTGCCACCTCATCTGGTATCACTTTCTGATACTTCAACCATGCATCATCAGAAGTTACAGGGTCATAGTAAGTCTTGGTATCGACTCTGTATTGAAAGTCTTCTACAACTTCTTTCAGCTCTGCTTCAAAAGCAGGGTCTCTTTGATAGAAGTAACAATGCATCACAGGTTGAATATGATAAAAGACAACTAAGACACCCCAGTTGCACCCAACACATTCGACCTGAGTCTTGAGTTGCTCCCATCCTCTCCAAATAGCAGGTTTACCGTCTTGCGGTGGATATGCTTTTGTCAGCTTGCATTCAATAACACCCATGCCATCTAAGTGAATTTCATCACCTTCTGGAATGTAAATTTCTTTATCTGGATTCTCTACATACGTCAGATCATCTGCGATTGCAGTTCCATCTAAAGAACATTCAACAGGGAAGAAGGGATGCTCAAACTTCTGACCAAACTCCGTTTTCACATCCCTGAGATTTAGCTTCTCACATGCATAGCGAATGATATGACCTTCCATGAAATGACCTAGATTAACTGAATCATTATCTATTTCCTCTCTCACGTTCTCTCCTTCGCTAGCCCTAATGGCTCTATCTAAATATTGCTGTGGTGTACCATAAGGACTATTGCCTTTAAGTTGAGAATAACCGCTTGCACTTGCTCTATCGTCTCTAGTTAACTTACCTTCTTTCTCGCCCATTATTTCTGCACCATAAAGAAAACAGCTCCAATGAATAACAAGAAGGTAAGTACCGCTACAAATTCTTGATCAATCATCCTTTTATCCTGTATTGATGTGGCACATATCTCCAAGCAAGATAATGCCTACGTCTAATTTTGTATGCTTGGTACAGCTTTTGTGCAACCAAAGTTGCAATTATTCCTAATATAAAATTAACCATGTTAAACCCCCTTTCTGTTTTTCTGGTTAGTTAAATGGACTTTCCTGATAGCCTTCATGTAATCAATTTCAGCTTCCAGAGATGCCCACAGTTCATCTTTGACTTGCTGCTTATCTGTTGCAGGCAAATCACTAATGATTGTGAATTCTGATTTCTTAGGCACATACCATTGATGGTTATATGCCTTGTACTTAGGACTAGGATTGTCACTAGGTGAGTTCTCACCCTTCCAATCCCATTGCACCACACCTTTGCTAGAGGTGAAATATAGTTTGTGGTTAGATAGATTCATGATTTATTCCAAACTAAAAAATCACCAGTAATAACATTACTTACAATCTTGAAGTCAGTTGTTTTTACCAAATCTTCAATAGGAACTTCCCACAACTCCCAAGAATTACGCTTTCTGATATCTCGTAATAACTTCACATCAGCGTAAACTCTTTTTTCTTTTTGGACTATAGCAGGAACTTTACCACCATCACCTATATAGTATGCACACTTCACGATGCTCTCCTTAACAATAGCTCTTCAATCTCTGCTTTAGAAGCAGTAACCTTGTACACATTGTCAGTGGTGTAGATCAAAGTACCTTCGTAGCTATTGATAATACCTCTGATGCTTTCTGTAGGGATGGTGACATAGCCACCACCCCACTTGAGTAATCTGATTGATTTCATATGAGATATGTCTTTCTATTTATTTCTTGATCTATATATGGTTTCCACAGCTCAAGATTTGATTGGTACTTTTCAGACTTGGCTACAAATTCAGACCAATCAATGCCAAGATAATTAATTATCTCTTCCAATATTTGCACATCATTGGTTGCATAATAAAAAGCTAGTAGTTGGGTTAAGTATTTTGTTGCTTTCATTATGATGTCACCTGCTTAAGTTTCTTGTAGAGATTTTCTGCTTGCTCAAGCGTATCAATGCAAAATTCTTCTAAGTAATTTTTGTCATGCTTTTCTTCCAAACTCAAGACTTGACTATCTAAAAGCACCCTAAGAATTCTTAATTCCTTTTTGTTTAATGTGATTGTTTTCATTACGCCACCTCTCTTTCGCTAAGAAGTTCATTGATTCTGACTCTTTTAACAGTTCTATCTGTTTCGGCATCGCCATATGATAGATCTCTGATAATTGATTCAGCTTCTTCCTGAGTATTAGCTTCAATAGCAACATCAAGATTTACAGTGTAAGTGCAGTTAAATTTAAATTTTTTCATTTTTTCCCCTTTGAAATAATTAGTTAATAATTACTATTGTCCATATATTTATATATTTGTATATAGTTTTGATAAAAAAAAATAAAATTATTTTTCTAGGACATCTAAGAGATTTTTGACCGCATCATTGTTCTTCATGTGTTCATCTTGGATGGTGATCTGCTTATCAGCATGATCTCTGATAAAGACTACGTTCCGCAGCTCTAAAGAAACCAGAGCATACAGATCTATCGTGTTCTCCGGATATTGTCTTTCTTTTGCTTTGCTACGTCTCAGATCAAATCGCCAATTGATGCGATGGATTTCGTGTTGTGATTTGGTTTTGACTTGGCATCTATAGAATTTGTAATTGTATTCAAAAACTATATCTGCGATGCCTTGACTAGTTATGAATACTTGGTCTGCAATTTGAGCAATGATACTTGCAGCTAAAAACTCTCCTGCATTACCAATGTGGTGAGTATGATGCAGTGCCATGATACTTATGAGCTGTCAGCACATTTCCTTAATCTTTCAGAATTGATCATGCTTCGTCTTGGTAGTTGCTCATGATACTTTGAGTTCAACAGCTCTTCTGCTGCTTTATCCCATTCGCCTAGTTCCATGTAAGCTCTGGTCTTTCTGAATGCCATAAATCCGTTTAGTCCGACATTAAAGCAAAGATCAAAAGTTACATATTGAGCTTCAAGAGGTAGCTCTCTCCAGATTGCCCATCTTTCATCTAAGAACTCTTCTATTTTTTTGATGTCATTATCAAGAAGATATAGTGCTTCCTCTTCTGTGATTCCCCCATCTTCAGTTATTAGTCTACCCACCCCGATAGTTTTCTTTCCTAAAGGGTCATCATAGCAGTGAAGCACCATGCCTTCTTTTTCAATGATCTCTTTTTTGAGAGTAGCGTAGTCTATCTTATTTTCATTCATAGCTAAATACATTATTTTGTTAAACCCTTTGCCTTTTCAAAAGTCCTAAGACCACCAAGTCCAAGCATACCCATTAGTACTGTCATAAGACTTGCCATATCAAACTGAGGTAATGTTGGTAGTGTATTTCCAAAAAAGGCTGCAATAAAAAGAATCAATGGAGCTAGGACATAATGCCATGCCATAGCAAAAGATAATGCCCATCCTAGAAATGGTCGCCATCCTGCAACAAAGATTGATCTATGTCCTGCTTCAACTTTGTTAAGCTCAATCTGAGCCATGTTTGCTTTGTGTAATTCTGTATTCAATTCGTGTTGTAACTTAGCTTTTAAATCTTTATCAGCAACAAACTTGTCTAAGATCTTGCTGATTGGTTCTATAAATTTATCAATCATTTTCCTTGACCTCTGTACTTTTTAAATTGTGCTTTTTTATTTTTTGGATAAGTATTTGGTGAAGCACCAATAGATGTTCGTTTGGTTTTAGATCTTTGATAATCGTGAGTTTTGGCTATTGACTGTTTTGGTTTAGCCATTGTGATTTATGCAAATACTGCTGCTACTAATGTACCAAGAATTAAAAAGAATCCAGTGACTAGCATATAAGTTATTTTTTTATCCAATCTTTCAAATTGTGTATCTAGTTTTGCATCTAGGTTCTCAATACTAGATTCAATCTTTTTCATTCTGTTCCAGTTTTGTGTCCACCGCTCTGAGCATTGTACTTCATGCTTAGATAATTCTAAATGCACATCAGAAGCGGTGACACGACTAGACATTATTTTTTCTTGCTCCTAGTTTTAGGAACAGGTGCGGAAGGATAAAGATCTTTAATTAAATCTTTATGCAAGAAGCATAAGAAGATAATGAAAATTGAATTTGCGATAGTTAATACTTCAAACATTATTTCTCCTCTTCAACTTCAACTTCTTCTACAGTTAAGCTATTTTGAAAATCCAAGATGCGATAGTTCTTATCTCTGTTAAGTCTGTTGTACTGAGCTTCTAGTTGTTGCATATCTCTTGCAATACCTTGAAGTTCCGCAGCAATGACTAATTGATCATTGTTAAGATCTTCTCTTCTGTATTCCTTGTCATCTAAAGTTATGATGACTGGATTTTCGTTTACTTGTTCAGTTTTCTCCATTAGTTTCTCCTAAAAAGTTAAAAATTTATTATATATTAACTATTAGCACTAATGTAGCTTTCGCCTGTAGAAATAGCATCTGTATATGAAGATTTGTCTGAGCTATCAGCAACGACTTCTTCATAAGCTAAAATGATTTCAAGATGGTCAACATTACGCTGAACCATATCGTTGATTTCATTTTGCTCTAAGCCTTCTACGTTCCA